TGTATCAGCAGGTCTACATACTACCTCAGTTAAGTTACAGAATTGATTAGGTCTAAGTATAATCTCACTACAAGGATTAGTACCAAATGCATAGTCTGATTTACGTCTACCATTCTCTTTAGCTTTTGCTTGAGCAGATACTCTACTAAAAATACCACGTTCACCTGACTTACTTTCATATAGAGCTAACCATTCTTTCATAAAGATACCTGCATCAGGTTTCTCTGTATAGGCTACTGAGTTATTAGCTAATGCTCTTTCAGGATTTGTCTCCCACCAAGCACCAGACTTGGCAACTCTTAATCTCTGGTCTGATAAATTAGACAGAGATATAAGAGCTGACCTACGCACACCACCAACAACCACAACTTCACCAGTCTTACACACAATATCGTGACACTCCATAGAAGATAACTTTCTACCTTTAGCTTCTTTAAACTTATTAATAGTAAAATCAATTAGGTTAACTAAAGGTTGAGGCCCACTAGCCCTACCACCAAAAGTATTTAACCTAGCACCTGCAGGTCTTACTTTACTTACATTTACTTTAGGTATTCTATTAGTATAAAGAAAAGATATTAAATCTCTAAATCCTCTGGCCCATCCTTCTTTAGAATCAGCTATAGATATAACATCTTCTGTTTGTTCAAACTCTCTATGAGGTATAGTAGGTAATTTTAAAACTCCTTCTCTTTCAACAGAGAAACCTACACCTGTACCATTCATAAGTATATAAAGTATCTCATCAAAAGAACGTGGACTATCTATAGGAGTATAAGAACAATTATATCCAGAGATGTTTTCTCTTTCTAATGCAGGCCCTGCTGTCATCAATGCTCTCATAGAAGGCATAACTTGTAATCCTATAATACTATCTTCTATTCTTCTCCATACTTCTGGAGGTAAGACAACACCTAGATTTTTATCTAAATGTCCTTGAAAGAAGTTACTAAATCTAGATACTGTTTCTATCCATGTTTCTCTTCTACCTTCTTCTTCTAACCAACGTGCATATCTAGACGCATGTATAAATGTCTGATACTCTGTAGGTAAATAGTTATTTCCTGCCATAATCTTTCTCCAATATTAGTTCACAATAATGTATTACTTTCTCAATGTCATTAGCACCTTCACCTTTTCTTCTGTGTCTTGTAATATACTTTACTACATTACCCTCAAGAAATGTCAGGTTATTTTCTACAATATAATCAACAGGCTGTATCTTACAAGTCTTATAATGGTCTCCACCTACCTGTCTATCTGTAGCTATAATAGCTTCCTTCTTTATATTTGTTTTCTTAAAACCTTGTTGTTTAACTGTCTCTCTTATTGCCTCATCCATTTGTCCCATATCTCTATCCTCTTCTACCTTTCTCATATCAGAATATAATTTATAAAAACTTTCTTTAAACGTCATTTTCTTTTTCATTGTCGCCTCTTAATACACTTCTTATTCTATTTCTTAAAAACTTCTTATTGTCTGCCCTAATAACCTTGTAAGCAAATGACCTAGCTTTACTTGGTGTTACTCCTGCCATACCACAAACTGTTTCAAAGTTCTCGCAAGTTACTCCAACCTCTGCAAAGAACCAGGACTCAGCTCGTGCTTTGTTTACTTTATCATTAGATGTAATAACATTCTTTGATACATCTAATAATGCTTGTAGTATTACAGACAAAAACAATCTCTTCTCTGAGTTGTAAGGTTCAGAATAGAATAAGTTTTCTATCTGTATTATATCAGGTTCATTCTTCATTGTCAATATATTTTACTTTTGTTATTCTTTTTAAACGAGCTTCACTTATTTTTCTTTTAGCTTCTTCTGTATGTTTTTTACCATACATAGGATTGTCTTCTCCTGTGTGAGCTTCACGCATTTTATTTTTAGTTTCTTCTGTATGTTTTTTACCATACCAATAATTGTTTTCTCCTAATTTAGCTTCACGCATTTTATTTTTAGTTTCTTCTGTATGTTTTTTACCATACAGAGGATGTTTTTCTCCTGTTTGAGCTTTACTCATTTTTATTTTAGTTTCTTCTGTATGAGGCATATAACTTTCAATAGGCCTATAAAACTTACCACCAACATATGAATTATAAAATGCAGGTTTATCACTACCTTCTACAGTAGCAGTAAGAACATTCCACTTTACTTGATAGTACATCTCATAGTAACGTAAACTTCTTTTGTTTTTATACTCTGCTATTACTTCAAATGTAAAATATTTTTTACCTATCTTTTTAATATCTTCATTTAAATATTTAGAAGAACCTGTATAAGTCTGCCATCTAGATTGCTTCTTAGATTTACCTATGTAATATTGTTTACATCCTACATAGGCTTTATCATTCTTAGTGTTTGTTATAATATAAACAAAACCAAACTTATCCTCGTTAGGCACAAAAGATTTTTCTGTGCCATAACAAGTCCAATGATTATTTATCATGTACTTCCTCTACGTTAGGTGCTTTCTCAACATGTGTGAGATATCTTTTACCAGTTGAATAATTAAAAGCACGAAGTCCTTCACCACTATTAGCATCACTCCAACAAGTATGCTTATGACTACAATAAATACAACCAGTAGCAAGCTTATAATTCCCAGACTTGCCATCAGCAACAGCAGGGTAGCATTTGTCCGGTGCAGTATCAGACTTAACCACTTCTTTAATCTTCTTAACTCTTTCTTTAGCATTTATCATCTCCAATGAATGTACTTTTGTATAACATAGTTCTCCTGTAGATTTATTAATAACTAGAAAGCCGGCTTCATTTACTCCATTACCTTCTGCGTATGCAGATATCTGAGGAATGTATCCGAAAGGGTCGTCAGTTGATAAATTATTATATTTAAATTTATTATATCCTCTACCAGAGGCACTCTTACAATCTACTAATACGTCATCTATAAAACAATCTTGATGTCCTTTAACTCCTTCCACTTCTACTTGCTTCTGTTGTTGAGTTACCTTATGTCCAGAGATAGAGGCAAGCATAATTAATAGTTCTTCTAGGATATAACCATAGAGAAACTTAATCCTGGTACTAGGTGGAAAAGACTCGGTGCGAGGCTGTTTAAAATCATACCACAGTTGCCTATCTGGTCTACCTATAGTTGATAATCTTAACCTAGGTTTATCTTGAGGCATCTGTTTTAAGAAGTCTTTTACATGCACTTTAACCGAGCTAGCAAAATCATCTATACATTTATCTACTTCTTTCTCAGTAAGATGTTCGTTCTTCTTCTCAAACAAACCATATATATCTTCTACTATTGTATCTATTTTTTTCATATATAAAACGTGAGAGACTGCTCAGCCAAACAGTCTCCCACTATCCTTTAGTTAAGAGGCAAAAGGAATTTTTTCATCTGCTTCAGCAGAATAACCATCAGGTACTACATCAAATGCATCATCTGCATCACCCTGATAAGGAACTAAATCGACTACCTGTACTTTCTTCAGGTCAGCTGATACTCCAGCTCTCCCTTTAAACTTCCACTCATATGTAGAGTATAGTACATTTACTTTAGAACCATTACCTACTAACGTACTCATCATAGTTCTCTTCTGAGCATCAAGAACTTCCGGTGCAGTATTTAAGTTACCATCTTTTCTCTTGACGTTTCTTTTAATGTTAACAAAGTCTCCTCTGTCATCACCTTTGTTTTTAATAATTAAACCATCCTTCTCTGCGATAGCTTTGTTATCTGCATCTAAATTAGCTACATCAATACTCCATGTACCATCTGCATCAAAGGTTGTATTTGGGCTTGTAATGCTCGCCCAATAAGCTGTTCCACTAATTACACTCATGTGTACTCCTTTTTGTTAATAAAATTATATTATAGCATATTTTACTATGCATTGTCAACACTTTTTTATGTACTTAATTTTGGAAACTCTTTTAATTCATCAAGTTTATTTTTTAAGTAATCATATTTATTATCACCAGTAGGGTCTTCTACTATTAAATTAAGAATAAAACGAAATGAAGCAAGACATCCACTGTTAAAACCATGATTAAAGTCTGGAGAGTTTTTAAACTTTTTAGTCTCTTGAGGAAATATATCTTCTATTTTTTTTGATATATCAGGAAAAACACCTCTAGCATATGCCACTAGAGTAAAATATTTTTCTCTCTGTTCTATTAAATCTTTTTTTAAAGAGTCTAAATCTTTAGTTTTAATTCCTACCTTTAAACGATTATTTTCTTTTTTTAAATCTTCATTATATTGTTTTTTTAATTCTTCTTCAGTCATTAATATCTCCTATTGAATTTTTAATTATATTTTGAGAAAAAAGATTCTGTATATTCATTAGATACATCTTACTTGCATTATGGTCTCCACCAGATACACTTCTAACTTGATTCTCATTGATAGATGTATTAACAATTCTCTTTAACATCTTAGTTTCAAATACTAGTGTACCATATACTTGGTCTCCCACACATAGATTATGAAACCAGTAGTCTGCTTTGGTTGCGTTAATACCACTAGGTTTACCATAGCTTTCATATTCAATCGCAATGTTACCTGTCTTTAACCACATACCTCTTTCAGATTTTACTTCTATCTTCTTATCTTGTAGCATGTCGGCAACAATCTTTTCTTTTACTTGCCCATACTGTAAATCTAAATCAAACTTCTTTCTATCTTCTGTCTTTGGTTCTAATGTGTTTCTGCCCATGTTACTCCTACCTTGTAATCGTTATCTAAAGGACATCTTAACTTCAATGTCTTCTCAGTTTCTTTCATAGCAATCTTAGTGATACTACAAAATTCATTTACATCTTTGTTAGCCACTTCAAATTGATACTCATCATGAACAGAAGCTACTAATTTTGCATCAAGTTTTTTATTATATACCCTCGTTATAATATGTAACAACCACTGCTTACAAACAATAGCACCTGCTCCTTGCAGAAGAGTATTCAATGCTGAATGTGGACTTCTAACTTTTAAGTATCTTCCATCAATAGCTTTTATCTTACCTCTTCTACTTACACTTTCTACTTGTTCTCTTAATCTTCTTAGTGATGGTAAGTTAGATAGAAATCTTTTTATTAAACTATTTCCCTGCTCCTTTCCAGCTCCTACTATCTTACCTATTTTCTCTGCACCAGCTCCATAAAGAAAGGCATATATAAATGTCTTCGCCTGGTCTCTATTTGCTAGGCCTGCTAGCTCCATGTTCTTTGTATGTATATCTCCATTCAATATCTCATCAGTATAAGTTGTATCATTAAGATAGTGAGCAAGACAACGTAACTCTAAACCACTAGCATCAGTACCTACTAATTTATATTTCATAGGGTCTGATATAGTCCACAACCCTCTGCAGTCCTTACCATATGGTGAGTATACAGCCGGTACTTGTGCCATGTTAGGTGAGTTATGTGCCATGCGACCTGTAATAGTACGTAGTGTCATTACTTTACCATGTACCCTATTATCATTATCGCAGGCATCAATCCAAGACTCTACCATTACTGCTCTTTTCTGTAGTAAAAAATACTTTGAAAATCTTTCTGCAGTAAGTTTTAACTCTGGCTCTTTAATTGTTTTTAAAACAGCTTCATTAATAATAATATTCTTTTTATCTGTAAACTGTTTAGGCTTCCAACCTTTCTTCATTAACCTGTCTGCTATCTGCTGACGAGAGCCAATGTTAAAAGGAATTTCTTTTGTCTTAGTCTTCATCTCTACAATGGTAGGTTCAAACTCTTCCAGTGACCATTGTTCTAAGTCATAGATATCTTCTTTTAGTTTTGCTAATAACTGTTGTGCCTTCATCATATCAAAAGCAAAACCATTCTTCTCTTGTTGGTCTAGTATTAATCTTATATTATGTTCAAGGTCTGAAGACTCCTGAGAAAAACCATTGCTTTCTTTTACTAATTCATTATAGACAGCATGTGTTATTTCTACATCTTGTTTACAGTAATTCAACATATTAAAATCATACTTAGAAAAGTTTACATCTTCTCCACCTTTAAGCATGTTTAGTTTTTCTCCCCATGCTCTAAGGCTATGTCCTTTTTCTCTGATAGGATTAAATAACTGTGACAAAATTAATGTATCTATTATTTTATCTGGTGTTATTCCTGTACCTAACAACCTATTAAGAACCGGTGCATCAAAAGATAAACCATTATGCATGATAAACTTATCTACTTTCTTAGCCCAGCTATTAAAACTATACATAGTATCTGGGTCAAATACAGTAACCAAATTAGTATCTACATTCTTTGCTACAATACAATGTATCTTACTAGGATTAAAACCATCTGTTTCTATATCAAGGATTACTTTCATTCTCTTCCTTTCCACACCAGTTACAAGGCTCTCCTTTACCTACTTCCATCATACTTTTTTCTGTATCACAATAATGCTCCCACATCTCTGGTTCTTTTTCCTTTTTGTTATCTAACCACTCTTTATAACCTTTTATCCAAAGTTGTTTATCTTCTTCTTCTCCTTTGTGACCCCAATATACTAAATGAAAAGCCTCACACTCAGGACAAGATAAGTTTGTAACTATAGCATGGTCTTCGTCTTCTTCACAATCATGGTCTCCTCCCCAAGTTAATTCTGTTCCACAGTTATAACATTTCATAATTGAACTCCTGTTGTTGTTCCTTCTAAATCATTTTCAAAAGGATTGTCTATTTGTGACATTCTACCAGAGTTTTTATCATAATGCAAGTAAGAACATACACCTGTCTCTCCTGTGTATCTATTTTTTAGAATACGAATCGTTGTTGTACAAGCTATGACATCATCTTCTGCCTGTTGATTTCTTTCTAATGCTATCACACTATCGGATAGATGTGCAATGCTAGCACTACCTCTTAGATGTGATAGAGTTACTTCCTTACCATTCTCATGGCCTAAATCTCCTGAAGGTCTACGTAGATGTGATACTAAGAGAAGACCTACACCAGTTTCTTCTACAAGTGAACGCAACTTAGTCATCAATACATCAATAGATTTTCTCTCATCTCCATCATCTTGTCCACTAACTAAGATAGATAAATGGTCTAAGAATATCCACTTACAATCCAAAGACTTTGCCATGTATCTAACTCTAGATAGTATCTCATCATTACCTATAGAACCAAAATGGTCAAAGGCAAAGAACCTACCAGAACCTATCGTGTCTTCTTGCCATTTATTTAATTGTTCTCTTGAGAATTTATTTCTTATCTCTTTGATGTATAATCTTTCATTGGCCTCAACTGACATAATATTAAATGCAGTATTCTTTGTACTCTCTTCCAGTGCTAATATACCTA